CCATCGCGTTCAACGTTGACAGCATTTGTTGCAATTGCTTGAGTTGATCGTCGGCTTTTTTGGCGCTTTGTTTTGCTGTGTCGTCCGTGTCTGCGCCTTCGGTGGCTCGCTGTAATTGCGTTCTGCCTCCTGATTGAGGCTGACCGCCAGTTCCCGCGGTTACCGCGTTGAAGGCGGCCATTCCTTCGTCAAACCCTTTTCTAATTGCGGCCAAGCTAAACATATCGCCAAGCCCAGCGCGCAACTGATCGCCTGCTCGAAGCGACGCATCGGCCATGCGTTTGGCCGACCCTGCTGCTATGTCTGCTGCTTGTTTGAATTTCTTGTTAGCCAGCAGGTCAAACACCCGGCCAAGGTTAGCCACTTCTCCAGTAATTTCGCCGAGATGGCCAGTAAACGCGCCCAAAATTTGGCGCATGTTGTCGAAATTGACCTTGATCGTAGTAGACAATCCTACGGTAAGCGCTCCAAACGCTTTCATCACCGTGCCAGCCGAGTCAGGCCCGTCGCCAAACGCCGAAATGAACGTTTCTTTCGCCCCTTCGGCCATCAATTCCATGTTCGCCAATTCGCGCTGAAAGTCACCGGCAGCTTTTGCCGCGTCCGGTCCAACTTTGACGCCGAACCGTTCGGCCTGGTTGACGAATTCCTCTAGCTGTGAACCGCTTAACGCCTGAAGTAAACCCGTTCCAGCTTCACCGAATAATTGAGTCGCAAGGGCCGATCGTTCGGTGGCGCTTTCTACGTTCTGCAATGCGTTCAACGACTCGCGGAGTACATCGTCAGCCGACCGAAGCGAGCCGTCTGCGTTGACTACTGAAATCCCTAACTGTTCAAACGCTACTTTAGCTTCACCGGTTCCGCGCGCTACGTCTGCCATTCTCTTTGGTAACTGTTGTAACCCGGTTGCAAGGTTCGCCAACTGTAACCCCGAACCCTCCGCGGCTAACTTGAGTCCGGCGATCGTTTCCGCTGTTAGGCCCGTTCGGGTTGATGTGTCAATCAGTTCGTTTCTGGCGTCGACCACGCTCTTAATAAGCGACCCAACGGCTACCCCGGCAGCAAGGGCAGCCGCGCCAAATTTGGCCATCGATTCGCCAGTAATCTTGAATTGCTTGGCAGCACCCCCGGCGCTTGCGGTCGCGTCGTCGGCTGCATCGCTCACGCTTTCCAAAGCAGGCGTTGCGCCGTCCTTGATTTTAAGCACCATTTGAACAACGTTCGACGCCACTCTAAGACCCCTTGACTATGACCGCCGGGAAGACGGGTAAGTTTTGTTTTGCGATAGTTTCGAGCGCTTGGTTTTGCAACCGATCCCGCTCGGCCCACACCTGAACGCATAGCCCCAATTCGTATGGATCAAGCTCAAGCACCTCATGGGGCCACTTTCCGAACATCCGCGCCAACTCCCCCACCACTTGGAGCGTTTCCGGCTTTTCCGCGAAACCCGGCAAGACGCTTTGCGGCCTCATCCTGATCGGTTGAAAGTTCCATAATGCGCGAGAAGAGAACATCAGCAACGCCGGCAGGCAATGACCCAACCCACAGAACGCCTTTGTCGGCGTCCTCACGGCTTTTGTCTATCACCAACGATAGATCGTCCCATTGGCCCTCGCCGTCGCCTACTGCCATCGTGCCGGCCGCTACTGTGGCTTCCTGAAGGCTTGCCAGGTCGGCCGCCTGTTTGGGGTTGAGTCGTTTCATTGCTGCGTCGATGTCGGCGTCTGATTCTGCGGTTTCTGGTGTCGCCATTGCCAGCGCCGCAAACCCGACTTTGGCCAGGTCTGCTGAGCATATGCGTCGGACCCTGAAAATAAGACCGGCCGCTTCGACCTCGTCAATTGATGCGTTTCTAATTGCGTGAATTAGGCTCATGGTTTCCCTCCCTTGGCCTTTGGTTAGTTACCGATCCCGGTGCTGTCTCCGTTAATCACTGTCAGCTTCAAACCCTCGTTGGTGCCGTCTGATTGACCAACCAGCGTGATGGTCTGCCGGATTACGTTGGCATCACTTACCGGGTCTGATGCTGCAGACAGGTATGCATTCTGCAGGTCCACGCGGAACGACCGCGTGCCGTCGGTGAATGTGATGTGAGCGTCGCTTTCGGTGTCTGCGATAAACGCCGCGTAAAGCGCGTCCTCGACTTCCACGGTAATCGACATTTCAACGCTTTGAAAGTCGGAGCGCAAAGGCTTTGCGGTCACCGCTGATCCCAAGTGCTGCCGTGTTGCAAGGGCATTGTTTACCACTAGCGACATGTCAATCAGGTCATAGGTCGCGCCGTTAAATGTGAACTGTCCCGCCTGACTATGCAGGATCGGGGCATCCGTTCCCCCATAAGTTATCGTCGTGGCGCTGCCCCGTGTCGCCGATGTCTGGGCAATGACGTCAAATTCGCACGTCATGACACCACCGGCCGACACTGCGAAGGTGCCGGAGTTCAAACGGCAGCCTTCAAACTTCTCACTTGTACCGGTGCCGCGTACGTTTTCAATTGTCAGCCCGAGCGGGACGTCATCTGCAAAGGTGTAAACGTGGGTATAGGGGTTCGTTCCGCTAGTCGATACAGCGCCCATCAGGTGCTTACACAGCATGCCCATTGACCGATAGCTAGCCTCAACGCTAAACGTGCCCCCAGCGTTATCGGCCTGCACAAAATGAGCACGCCGCATAGCGCCCGCGCTTCCTACTTTAAGCGTGGGCCGTGGGACCTTCTCAATTGTGCGAGTCAATCCAGAGGATATGAGCGGACGCCATACTCCGCCGTCACCGACGGCCGTGCTTTTGGCAGTTCCCCATGTGTCCTCTTCTGCGATGCCGACAGCGGCCCCTCTTCCGTGGTAGATTGATGCCATTTTCGGCCCCTTTTATTTATGATGGTTCAACCGGATCTTGGACCCGGATAGTGCATTGAAACTCTAACTTGCGCCCACCGGTCACTTCAACCAGCAACCGAGCGACGTAATTGGTGCCGGATGACCCGGCCTTGATGGTCGTTCTAACGAAAGACGGGATAGCTATGCGGATGTCCGACGTCGTAATCATTCCGGCTTGCGCGCTGCCGTTGTTGTCTACTTGGTATGTGACGTTGTGGATCTCTTCAAAAGCGGTGTTGTTTTGGAACGGCATACGACGCCGCGCCAACACCCCAGACAGGTCCCACCACAGGTGAATCTCCTCACCTGATATTTTAGCGATCTCGGTTCGCGGGCTGGTAGCCCCCGGCGCTTCAGGCCGACAGTTGACCGTTCGCTGACTACCTGAACCAGGTATGCCGACGACCACGCTGCCGGTCTTAGCGTTGCCGTTGATGGTAAACGTAGTCTCGCCGCTGCTGGCGTCGGAGTTCCCCCAATAAATAAACCCAGCCACAGCGCTAACGGCCGTGCTGCTATCCAGATCCACTAGGCTTTTGTCTTGAATTTCAATGGTGCCCACGCGCGTTGTAGCGTTGAAACTTTCAAGATCGAACACTTCAATTGTTCCCCCGTCTTGGCGGGTTACTCGAATGTCGTTTCCGTTAGCCTGCACATTGTCCCAGAATTCTGGCCAATCGTTTGGGAGCACAATGGACACGTCCGCTGATGCTTGCGCGCTTGCGTGGTTGTCGACTGAAAACGGCGCTCTATGCGTCCAGGATGAAGAATACCAACTCACGCGCCCGCCCTTTCAACGTAGAAAATAGAACACACAAGGATCGCAAGGGCAAGCCCTGGCCGTTCGTGCGCTTGACCGTCAAACGCTGAGGCTCTAATCTCAACGTCGCGGGCTAAATTGTTAAGCGTGCGATCGTCCTCTAGTGCCCTCATGATGTCGTCCATAAGATCGCACCCCTCAAGGATCGATTGTCCAGCCGTCGAAGAGGTAACCGCCGTCCATGCTTCGATTTGGATCTGCATCGTTCGATCGTATCGCGTGAGCACCGTGCGCCCTGGGTCCTGCGCTGTGTTGATGTCGATCAAGTTAACGTAAGCGCATGGGAGCGCCTCTGGTGCGAACCGGTCACCAAAGACCACCCGATCTGAAGAGCTTAGATCGTAACTGTAGGACCCAGAGCCGTTCACGTTCTGGATCTGAGTCTTGACCCGTTCCAGGATCTGGCGTTCTTTGCTGGGCATCAGGTGACCCCCAGACCGCGCCGGATACTCTCGCCGAGTTCAGCGGTAAAGATGCGGGGCGCGTGCTCTACTGCATCGTCCCGCCCAGGACGCAAGAACGGCCGCGGGCGAATGCCCTCGCCTAATTCGTGCTTCCTTGCATAGTCAACGCCTTCAGGACCGCCACCGCCGGTGAGCGTCATAAAGATCGCGCTCTTTGTCGGTCGGGTTTTGAATCGAATAGACCGCGCCAGCGCACCCGTGACTCGCCCCAATCTCTCAGGCCGTGGCCCCCTCAGGTAACCGCGCTGTGTAAACTCAACGGCAAGGATCCCTACCTCAGCGGTCGCTCGGTGCAAGGCCTGACCGAGTTCGCCCGTCCTGACCATGTCCGACAGGCGATCGTTAAACTGTTCCAGCGTGATGGTAGCCATTAGCCTACCCACGTCGACGGCTGCCGGTACGGGCGCAACATCTGCCGCACCTCCGGCAATAGTCCCATCTGCTGGATCTGGATAGTGCCCCCGCCCTGATTGACCGACGTGTAGCCAATATGGTCGCGGTTTTTGAACCAATAGGCCACCTGTAAGCCGGCCGCGTGTTTGATGTCTTCGGGAATAGACGTCCAGCCAATAACGGCGACAGCCTTGATTCCCCTTGGGACCTTCGTCCAATACCCGTGCGTACTGTTGTCCTTGAGTCGAACGATACCTTCAAGGCCATACAATTCGTAGTCGGATGCCGCTACTAAATCGCCCGATCCATACGTCCGATCGTCGCTGTCGTGAATGCTGGTGATCGATTGAATAGGCGAGTAGGGGATCCGCAATTCCTGCCCACCCTCGCCGGTGAGGTAGAACGTGTGGGCGGTGTCTTCCAGTGTAGGAATCCCGCCCGCCGTGGGTGGCGGTAGACCAATGGCGGCAGCCAAGGACGCATCTGCGCGACTGATTAGCGTGTTTAGGGTGGTGTCCTCCCCGGTTCCGCTAATCGTCCGCACGTATAGACGCGCCTCGGCTGCCGTCATTATGGCCACTATTCGGCTTCCTTTGCCTTGGCGGTTTTCTTCGCCTTAGCAGGGGTAAGCCATGCCGGGACATCAACGCCCTTAGGAACGTCAATCTCGCGGCATTCACCGGGTGTCCAGTGTACGCCGTTCGGCCATTCGCCGCGCTTGCTGCTAATGAGTTTCATTTGTCCTCCTTAGCTGCCGGGCGCTTTTTGGCTGGTGACTTGACGGCGCGTGACTTTTTAGGCTTGGCCACGGCCGATCCCACTGCCTCGAATGCATCCCCAAACGTTTCAAGCAAATAGGCTGCTTTTTCGTAGGATACCTCGCATTCTTTGCCGGCCTCGACGTATACGCCGGGGCCGTTGTAGACCTTGAGATGTGGGAAACCTTTAAACAGTAGGATCGGCATGATGTAGCTCCTTAGCTGGTGGCGACGTTGTAGCCGTATGCGACCGACTTCGCGCCGTCCGACATGTTGATCAGGGTACACCTGCGGGTGCCGACGATCTCTATCTGGCCCTTAGTAATCTCGCGATCAATGTCAATGGTTTGCGGTTTGTAGTTACCCATTACCCAACTTGGCCGGTGGACAATGACATAGCCGGTTTTGGTTTCGGTCACGCCATCGTAAACGCCGGTAGCCGAAAGATCGTCGGTCATTGCGCCCGAAACGATAATGTCCATTCCTCCGAGCTTACCAATGGAGCCGTTCAGAATTCCGGCGTTCGGACCAAAGACATCCAAGGTCTTGACCTCGGCAAGTTGGAGCAGGTACTTCGTCATCACGATCGGGCTGACAATCATAAGCAGATCGCTTGCAGCCTGATAGCCGCCGTCCAGACTTGATCGCGTTGCAA